CATGGACAAGGAGGCTGGCCGACTGTGCGCGCTTTGAAGCTGAGAATGGGGAGATCATTCGGGCAGCGATTGCGACGGGGGAAGTGCGGTTTGGTCCTGATTTCGGAGCAGTGGGGCGGGCTGGACACGACTTTTGGCTCACCAGGAATGGCCACGGGGCTGGATTCTGGGACGGAGACTGGCCGGAGCCTATGGCGGACGCGCTGACGCAGGCGGCGAAAGCCTTTGGCGAGTGCAACCTTTACGCGGGCGACGATGGCCGACTTTACCTTTAAAGACTCTATGCACACCTACAACTTGAAACGAATTCAGGCAGCATTGAAGATTGGAACGCTCCCGCTTGCTTTCAAAAAGCGACGGGGGAACTGGTGTGCGGTTGTCCCTTCAAAGATTGGACCGGGAGGCGAGATCTTGGAATTGTCGGCGGTGACTCTGTTAAACTGGCCGCGTCAAGGATTGAAGCGGCTCCGGTTTGATGCTGCTGGCAGGTATCTTGCCCAGGTTTATCCTGACAGCCAGATCTGCTATGTGAATTTGCGGTGGGCTTTGGAGCTGCCGAACTGGACTGGCCGCTTTGGAGCGATGGGCGAACTTTCGGAAGCGATGCACCGGGCAGGATTGATTTGATTCCCCCGTCCGCCCTTCCTTTTCAGGGATGGCGGGAGGCGCAATCAAGCGCGAACGGCTGCCAGTAACAGCCAGACGGTGACAACTGAAGGGCAAAATTATGAGCAAATACATGCAACTGACGGATGGGACGGTGATCCAGACGGACAACCCGGAAATCTGGTCCGAAGCAAAACCTATGACGGCCAAGACTGGCAAGGAAGCGTATCGAGAGCAAGCGCGGGAGAAGCTGCGGAAGTGGCTCCCCCCTGGAGCTACCGCTTTCACCATTCTTCGGCATGTTTCCGGCTCTGGAATGTCTCGCCGTATCTCTGTGCTGATTCCGCTGGATGGCTCGATCATGGACGTGTCGGGCTATGTGGCGACGGCTCTGGACTATCGGCGTCACGACCGGGACGGCGGGGTGATTGTCGGCGGCTGTGGAATGGATATGGGCTGGCACCTTGTCTATTGCCTGTCCCGCTCCCTTTACCCCGACGGATTCAAGGTTGACGGCGTGGGGCGTAATGGCGACACGTCTGGACGGGATACCGACGGCGGATACGCTTTGAAGCATCGTTGGATCTAGTCCCTCCCGTTGAGCCGGGAGCGGCGACGCTCTGCGGTTCAACGGGCGGGATACCGCTCCCCGCGCTAGCTGTGCGGGAAACTTGATGGGAAAAACGCATGAAAACACTGTTGAAAGAGTTCCTGAAGTTCCGGGCGGCTGGGTTGCGCTCTTTGGAAGCGTTTCGTTCGGCTAAAACCTGCCTGACCTTCCGTCGGCTGGAATCGGCTGGGCTGGTCCGCTTGCGGGCAGAGCCGGAGCAGGAAAGCTACTTCTCGGTCTATGGCGAGCCGGAAGGCTATGACGGAGCGAACGGGCGGAGGGTTTCCGCTGAACAGGAGCGGGAGGAAATCTGCCGGACGCTGGACCGGGACGGCCTCTGGTATTGCGTGGCTGAATGGTTCGACGGGGAGGAATGGCAGCACGCTGATTCCATTGGAATGTGCATGGGCTACCGCGATCCGCTTTCCCCTCTGGAAAACTGCTATGTGCCGGACTTGATGGCTTCCGCCGTGGATAAGGCGGAGGCTATGCTTTCCGAACGGGAAGAGCTTGCCGAATTCTGCGAAGAGGTTGCAGCCTAACCAATCAAACCCTATGCCTACACGCACCAAGAAACGCCTTGAAAGCCTTCTCCCCGGAGGGGTTCCCCGCTACGTCCGCTGCTATGACAACGGCGGACCAAGCCAGCCAGACGGGACGATTGACCGTTACACAGTGGTATTCAGCGGGCGGCACGCTTCCGCCAGGATTGATCGAGTGTTCCCCTACCTTGGAATGAGCGCGGACCCCTTCCAAGGCTTCGGCCAGCACGGCGAAACCAAAGACAAACCCTGCGACGTTGACCGCTGGGGCTTTCCCGCTGCGATGGGGCGCACGAACCATCTTGGGCGGAGGATTCCTTTTACGGAGCTGCCAGAGGATTGCCGCAAGCTGGTCATGGGGGACTATCTGGAGCTGTGGGACTTGAAAGGGGGTGGAAAGTGAAGCTCTACACCATCAAGCCCCTGAAATGGGAGCGGTTCAACTCGCCATGCTACAAGCAATGGACCACCAAAGCTATGGACGGGAATTACTACGTTGAATGCAAGCGGAACGCTCAGACTGGAAAATGGGGAGAGTTCACAATGTCGTTTTGCTTCCAAGAATACTATGATGAAGGGCGCGTTGCCTGCGATTCGATGGGGCATGGAGCGGCTCTAGCTGAGAAGGACTGGCAACAGCGGATCATGGTTGCCTTGGAACCTGTAAAAAAGGCTTCCAAGTGAAACCCCTCCTCGAATTCACCTCATGGCTTCTCTTTGGAGCCTGCGCTTGGCTGTTCGGCTGGAAAGATACGGACCACGACAAAGGCAAGTGAGAATGGACCACCTCCCGCGTGACAGGCGGGAGCAGTCCGCGCTCAATTACCAGCCGGAAAACACTGACAGGAAAAAGATTATGAGCCAACTTAGTTTCGACGGATTCGGGATCAATGGTCCCGACAAATACCGCACCAGACTCGCAACCTTTACAAACGACGAGGCCGGGAAAGCCTACGGGAAGCTCTTTGAATCCGCCCCGGAAATGCTTCAGGCATTGCGCGACGCTCTTGAAGTGCTCGAAACGGCCCACAGATATTTCCCGAAATCGATCAAGAATAGAGACACCTTCCAACTCTTGAACGTGGAGGCTAACAGCGTCCGCGCTGCCATTGCCAAAGCCACCACCACTAACTAAAGAAGTTCCATGAATACCACACACACGCCCGGACCTTGGAAGCATGACAGAATGTTTCTCGGAAACGCAAAAGACAGACGCACTGGCTTTATTGTCAACGGTCCAGACATGGAGCCATTGCCCATCCGAATCTGCGACATAAGGTGCTCGCCTGAGTCTCCGTTTGCCGTTTCAAAAGCTAACGCCCGCCTGATAGCCTCTGCCCCCGACTTGCTGGCCGCGCTGGAACGGTTCCTGTCTGCGGTGTCAGTGGCGGAGGAACTGGAGGAAATTCAGGCTGGAACATTCGAGGAGACATCGGAGCAAGCCCGCGCTGCCATTGCCAAGGCGAAAGGAGAATCCAAGTGACAACCACCACCGAACGCAAAGCCGCATACCTAGCGGAGCAGAAGCGAATTGCCGCTCAGTTTATCGCGCTGGGTGGACCCACTCAAAAGCTGGGCGAGGAGCGGATTGACGAGGCCATCCGCGTCACTTCACTCCCTGACTCAGATTTTGAGGATTACGTCCAAGGCTGGATTCCTATTAAAATCACCCCATGAAAACCACCGCCCACGACGAAGCGGAAGCCCTGCGAAAGCGCTCGGAAGCCTGGTTCCGCAACTACATCGCCACCGGGACCATCTCCGAGGATGAACTCCTGAACATACCTGACCCGACCCAAACTCCAGTCCAACCTTTCATCCGTGAACCCTAAAGAACTCAACTACACAGCCTCACTCGTCGCCAGGGGACTGGTGATGAACAACCCGACCAAGCGGACCTTGGAGCACCTAGCAGGGCCACACTCTGAGCGCATCATCTACCTTGTCTGGAAGCGGTCCCGCCTGAACGCCCGTGTGGCTCTGGCCATCCCGGACGCTTGGAAGGAAATCGCGGAAGACTACGCCTTGAAGCGGATACTTATGGGAGCCAGCACCCACCAGAAGATCCGCAAGGCGCGAGCCACCTTCGTCGGCGCTACCAGAGCAGCCTACAAAATAACCTGACCCGGCGCGAAATGCAGGCGGAAAAGAATGACCCGGCAGGAATTACCCTGCCGGGTTTTTGGTCTTCGTGGTTGCCTGACACTGACTGACCTGCCAGCTAGGGGCGTATGAGAAACGCTGTCAGAGTTCGACACTTCACGATTTGTCTAATCGCGGTCGCGGCCAGGGAGGCTCGCAAAAGCGATGGCTGTTGATAGCACAATGGCGGCGAGGATGCCAAGGAGGAAAAGGAGTTTCATGGGAGGATGGTGTAACCGAGCTTGCGATAAACCTCTTCACGAGCCTTTGAATGCTTTGCTGCTAAAGGGTGGAATCGGTCCCTGAAATCATAAATCTGCCCGTGAGTTTTCCCTTGGAAACTTCGCAGGACACGCCCTGTTGCCTGCTCCGCTATGCGCGAGGACTTTCCACCCGACACCATCACAAGCACCTCCGCGTTGGGCGCGTCAAAACCTTCTTCAAGAGCCTTCGTGCTAACCAGACACCTTGTATTTCCTGCGAGAAAGCTGGCTATTGCCTCACGCCTTGGTTTATCTCCCATGCCAGCGTGGAATGGAATCGAGTTGGGAATCTGCTCTGAGAGCCACTGTCCGTGATCAACCTGATTGACCAGCACAAGCGTCGGCTTGTCGTTTGTGGCCGCAGCAATCGCGGCGATGTTTCTGGAATGGTTCTGAACAATCCCCATCTCGACAATTTTCTGGAAGGCAACCTGCCCCCACAGTTGCCCTTGATCGCCACTCCAATAGCGTTGCCTGATACGAACCACTCGATCAATCTCCCGGTCAATCGGCTCCTTCAAGCAAGGATCTGTGGCATCAAGCCAGCGGACAACTGCGGGTGCGAGGTTGTTCTGAACGTGCTCACGGGAAATTACGTGCATCTTCTCGCAGTAACGCATGAAGACGGCCATCAGAGCGGGGTCTTCGGGAACCGTAGCTGTCATCATCCAGATCGCACCCTTGCAGGTTTCAACCTGGGTCTGCCAGCTAGGGGCGGACGCGAGCCTGTGGGCTTCATCAACGACCAGCACATCCCGGTCGCTCCAGTCAGTATCCGCCGCAGCGCAAGCTATGCGGATGTCCTGCTTGGCGACCAGCGGAAAGGTATCTATCGCCTTCTGGGCTTGCTGGCACTGCTCTTTTGTATTTGCCGCCCAACCGATGCGGACCTTGCGCCCCCTCACACGACTCTTGATGGCCATGTCCAGAGCGTAAGCCAACATGAGAGTTTTCCCTGAACCTGCTGGAGAAATGATAGCCCCCCGCTTCCTCCGCGAGAGCCACTCTGCGGCTTGATGCTGATACGGCCTTACAGAAAAGCTCATACCTTCACCACTCCCAATCCAGCAAACGCCTCACGGAACCGCTTCAGGTTCGGCCCCATGTAGGTGACGACAGAGCCCTTCGTGACGCCTTTCTTCACGGAGCCGTCCGGCAGGAAGTAGTTGGTGCGCGGTTGCAAGTAGCACTGCGGGAAGTCCAACAGCGGACGAAACCATTGCTCTGAAGTTGCGGCATAGGTGATGCAGCAGGCGGAGAACACGGCTCCATTCGACACGCTTCCCACCAGCTTGTTGATCCAGAGTGGATTGTTCTCACGACTGAAAGGGTGGTTCATTAGCACGTTCCCATACCAGTGCATCTCCAAACCATGAATTGAGAAGAACCGCTCCGCTCTTACAATCCGATTAGCAGCCTCACTCGAAGCTGGGTCTAAGTGGATGACGCCAAGCGTTTTCCTCGCAGCCTCAATGATGAATGGCGGTGTGTAGTATTCGTAGTCGCCAGAGTCCTGATTGATTAACTGTGCAGCATTCACCTCAATGTCTCCCCCTCAAAAAGCGGCTCCCATCAGCGGTCCCTGAAGCCTCCACGTTGCGAGCAAATGTCTCATCATCCACCGTCCTCGGGAGCGACTTCACCGAGTTCACCTTGACGCCCATCGCTTCGGCGTATTTGGAGGAAGTCTCTGAAAGCCTGGGCTTGCCAGAACCCTTCCCACGGGGCTCGAAAGCACCCACCTCAATCAGCCATTCGTCCAGCTTCACTGCCAGAGCAACAGCTCGCTTGTGCGAGAGCTTGTGCAGGCAGTAGTTCAGTCCGAACCCTCTGCCGTCTCTCGTGATGACATCCAATTCAGCGGCCTCGGAAGTCTGGTATCCGACGTGAGACTTGTAAGGACCGACCAGCAGGCAGTATTTACCGTCATCCTGCTTGGTGACGTGAACGTGGCGGAGGCTCACAGCGACAACTCCATCTGCCCCTTCCAAGGAGCGGCGTTGTGGTTCTTCAGCAGCGTCTCCGCCAAGGCCCGACTCTTCAAGCGCCACCCCCACACGATGCGCCCCTTCTGCTCGGGCCGCTGGGAGTTCCTCCAAGCGCCGGTCTTCTCAATGATGTTGGCTCGGAGGAGAACCTTAAATCCGTTGCCGATGGCATTGCGCGAATCGGGTGGCACGTTGCTGAATGCTTGCTCGTCCGGCCAGAACATGTCTCCGTGGTATTGAAGAGCCGCATCCACGACTCCGACAATAGCCGCTCGAAGATCGTTCGGCTTGAAGGCGATTTGAAGGGCTAGTCCGTCGGTGGTTTTCATACTATTCTCTCCGCTTGCAGCAACATCCTGAAAGCAATTTCCGCATGGCGCACACTCACGAGGTCGTGCCAAGCCACCTCCTTCGTTCGTTTGTCCCGAACAGCGAACTCGAAGGGATACCAGCGGACCAGTTTTGGCTCAGGCTCCACCGGGCCGCGCTCCATCCGCTTGCGCTCCTTTGCTGCCCGCATCTGGGCAAGTCTCCGCAACTGACTTTCACGCCGCACATTGCTATTGCGAGTGAAACTAACTCCGTTGGCCAAGTGTCTCATATTCTGTCGTTCGGCGTTTCAGTTTCTAGCGTGTTGGCGCAGTATTCAAACGTCTCGGCGCGTGCCATTGCACGACGGGCCAGCTCTTGGTCTGCGTCATACATATCGTCAGCCACCTTTCGCCACGCCTTCGCACATTCACGCCACGCCGAACCAGGCGCTTCACCTAATGACTGCCCCACGGGGCCGTCAGGTGATTCGGATGCGTTCTGATGGGCAGTCATAGGTGAGCTATTTGTTAGCTGGCGCTCCGTTGTCCCTGGCCATTCTCCGTTCCCATTCCTTCATCGCATCGGAGTAGCTTTGGAAGTAGTTCGTCCACGAGTTATCGTCACGCACTCCATCAGCTACCAGCTTGAACCTTCGAGGGCGGCAAGGTGTGTCCACAATGCGCCAGCTAACAAACTCACTGGAGCGAACCGGAGGCTCGCCTGCGGGTTGTTCAGATGCCTTCTTCATTTTGAAATACTCATTCGCCACATCGCGCAGTGTCATGTTGTCGCCTCCGGTCGCTCAGTTCCGGCGTTCTGTAGTCATAGAGGGCGGTGTCGCTCAGTTCTGTGTTCTGGTCGTAGGGCTGTGGCTGGATTTGCCGTTGCGACTCCCATTCAACCTCTCAAAAGCAGCCTTCAGTGCCAACCCACTCCCCAGCAGCGGCTCCACCGGATCACCCTTGTTGCACAACCACCGATAGACGACGCTCTTGGCAATCTTCTGGCCGGTGATCTTGAGGTATTCGTCGGCGAGCATCTGGCCGGTGATGCCAGCCCGCAGTCCTGCGCGGATGGGCGACAGGTAGTGTTCGGAGAACTTTTTGGAGGGTTGCTGCTTCATTGCTGAGGTCACAAATATGCTACTGGATGCTTTAAGTCAATGATTTTCAATCAGGTGTTGATAACTTTCTCTGTCCATGTGCCTGAGATTCTTTGGGCAACGACGAATTTTGCCCACGGGAACATCCTTGCGGCGACTTTGATTTTAATGGTCGAGTCTTCCCGAATGAATCCACCCTTGGTGTCAACGAAGGTGAGCACACCAGCACAGATGTAGATGAAGTCGCATGTCAGGCGGCAGTCATCGGCCAACTTCAGCGTCACGCTTTGAATTCCTATCCAGTCAACGTCGGTTCGTGCGCGGAGGATGGCCAGATACGCTCGCTCCGTCTTGTTCAGCTTGTCCTCGTCATGGGAAGGCTTGATAGAGAAGCTGTTGACGCTCTCCACCGGCCCACGGTCCAGCCGTTGCGTCTTCTTCAACTGCTCCTTCTGGATGGACTCTGCAATGAGGCCGATGGGAGCAGGCTTCTTGGTTCGTTGCCGCAAGATGCGCTCGTTGTGGGCAAGCACTTCGGCGGGGGTCCACTGGGAAAACGGCTTCATGGTGATTAACTGACTACTTGCGGCATCACTGGCGGGGACGGCAAAGATTTCCAATGCGTCGGCTTGTAATCGTCGTCGCTTAGGAGTTGGCCGTCCCATTTCTCACCGTTCCACCAAGCATCTCTGTGGGTGTTTCCCCAAAGCCAGCCTTCATTATCATCTACGCGCCCTCCAATCCAGATATCTTTGCCGTCCCAAAGCCAGACGATTTCATCCAGCGGCGGCAGGTTTTCATCGCTGACCAGCTCCCAGTTTTCGCCAATCATAGCTTCGCCTCCTCCTTCAAGGTCAAAACCCAGAAGCGTTCCTTACGGTTGTTCCCTTCCGCACGCTTCGCCTCGACGTAGTTGCTGAGAGGGTGGCGCTTTGCGGCTCGCATGACGGCGGCTTCTTGAGCGCCAGCTTCTCGGGGTGTCTCGGCAGCTTTGAAGGTGTCAATCTCGTGAGTCAGATTTTCAATGGACACGCTTTTCGCACGCCGCACAATAGCCAGAATCTTTCGCTGGAAATCTGTCAGGCCGTCGTAAGGGGAAATTTCGTGCGCTCCCACCGCCCAACTTTCCTTCTTTTCGCCTCGCTGCACCATCACAAAGTTTCCAGCGGTGCCTAGCACAACCCCATTAAACTGCGCTATTCCACGCACGGCTGGACGAACTGTCACCGCCATTCCTTTTCTAATGTCTTCGACTCTCATATCCTTTTTAATAGGTATCCCATTTCGTATGCCCACGCGGGATGTTCGTGGATTCTCCGGTGGCAACTGTCATCAATCGCCAGGAAAAACTTCTTTTCGCAGAGCAACTTTCCACGCCCCTTCCGATGGTGTATCTGCGTGGATGGTTCTTTGGCGCACACCTCGCAGAGTGGATGCTCAATCAGATACTCCACCCGAACCCTCTGATAGTCCTTCAACAGCTTGCGCATCTGCGGGCTACACTTCCTGACAGGCTTCTGGCGCAGCTTCTTCTGGGCGGGCTTCTTCTGCGGACTCCTTGGGTGCAGCCCTTTGCGGAGCTTTGTCCAGAGTGCTGGGCGGGTTTTCTTTTGGTAGCCTCGGAAGGTCATGTCGTTTGCGGCTCCTCTCCCGTGGCCCTCGCTACCATCTGACCGAACAAGGCGAACGCTCCCTGTGCTCCAGTCCCAACCAGATGTTTGCAAGGCTGCACCGAAAAGTCTTTCTTCTCGTAGCTCGGCTGGACGCGACAGCGGAAATCCGCACAGGAGCAGCATCCGTGACCCCAGAAGGCGCGGACATCAATGATGTAGTCCACCGGCTCCCCTTCACCCTGACACTTGGGACACTTCATCGAGGAGTTCCGCTTGAAGTCATACTTGCAGGCCGCGCATTGGAGCTGGTTCTGGCTGGCCACCCGGAATCGGCCCACCTCGTTCGGCTCTGGTCGGATGTCTAGCGTCTGGCTCATAGCGGAAGGGGAAGCTCATAGTCCTCGGGCCTCATCGAGACAATCTCAATGGGATTCTTGAATGAGGTGTCCTGTGGGTAGTAAAGCGTCTTAGTGTTCTTGGAGGGGTCCATTACAGCGATGACTGGAATCCTCACTTGCTCTTTTGCGTCGGCAATCCTGAAGTCCAACTCCCGCTCCTCGCGCTCCAAAGTCTCGGCTTCCTTGCGGGAGTTGCTTAAAAAATCTTTCACCCGTTCTTCCAGAGCCTCTATATGCCGATAGCACTTGTCGCGATCCAGATACAACTCCAACAGCTCCGCATCTGTAGCGCGTTGCCTCAAGATAAACTGCTTGGCGGGAGGTTGTAACGGGCGCGTGCTCATGCTGGTGGTCACAAATATGCTACTCAGGTGGATTCGTCAAGAGGGAATTTTAACGGCGTGATGGCCAGTCGCAGTGAATCATTCCACCCGTCTCGTTCAGTCGGCTCACCAGGGAGCGTCCCAGGTGCGCGGTCAGCTCCTCCCGTTCGAGGTTGCTGATGAGCACAGTGTCCTTGCCGTCGTTGTAGCGGAGGTTGCCGAGATGGAACAGCAGGTTGTTCTCCCACTGTGAATCGCTGCGCTTCTCCGTCTCGTCCACCACCAGCAGGGATGGCTTGGAGTGTGCTAACACGACGGCCTCCTCGGAAACCTTCGAGTCCTGCCGGTAGGTGGCCTTCACCTGCATGAAGAAGTCCATTGAGGTAGTGAACTTGGCCGACTTCAAGCGGTGCTCAATCTGGTAACGCATCAACTCGACCGCTAGCTGGGTCTTCCCGCTACCGTTCGTTCCGAACAGGACCACCGTGAAGCCTGTCCCAAGGCGCTTGACCAACGCATCCAGCAGATCTCCCCACGGGCCGCCCTTGTCGATCTTGGCCTTCTCATGCCTGGCCGGAGCGTCCCACACGGCCTTGAGGTCTTGAATGGTGGCTTGCCGCGTGGCTCTGGCGGCGGCGGCTCGGGCGGCATCCCGCTCGGTGGAAGGCGTGGCGGCAGCGGCCTGCATTCGCGTCAGGATGGCCTCTAGGGGCGCTGAAGGGGTGGTCATGGGAGATTAGAGCTGGAAGTCGCGGGCAACTAGGTCGTGGGGTTTGGAGGCAGGTTTAGAAACGGATTGTGCGGATGATGAATTGACCCACGTTGACGGGTCGTCGTTGTATCGCTCTTGGTAAAACCAAGTCGCCGGGTGAGGAATGTAGTTCTGGTCGCAATGCTTGGTGGCCGCGCCAAACTGGCGCGTGAGTTCCAAAAGACGGGGAGCTTTTATGGTTTTGAGAGCCTTCTTGATTTTCTCCACCGCCTTGGGTCTTCCAACTCTTCTCGGGTAGGCTTCGTAGATTTCTAAAGCCGCCCTGTCAGTCTCGGAAAGTGGATTGCTTTCCTTGGATACATTTAGGGGATTACCTTCGTGTCCCTCTAAACCGGCAGGTGCCACCCGGTTTGGAGGGGTGGGTGGTGTCCCTCCGTTTCCGTCACCCGGTTTTAAGGGGTGTCCCTCTAAACCGGGTGGGTTGAGGTTCCAATCGCTCGGTTTCGTAAGGCGGATTAAGGTGGTTTTCCCCGGCCTTGCCTCCCTTACAACCATCCTCCTGCGCTCCAACTCATTCAGGGCTGCCCAGACGGTATCTTGGTGCATCCTACAAGCCGTCGCCATTGAGGCTGCACTGGCCCAAGCCTCGCCGCTTCCAGCTCTCCGGCTCAGGTGCGCGAACAGGCGGAACTCCTGCGGGGTTAGTCCAGCGTCATCGAGGCTGCTGTGGATGAAGATGATGTTGAAGCCCTTGGTTTCTTGCAAAACATGAGAGGCTTCCTGATGGGTAGAATACTTCAAGAGAATCTCCGAATCTTGAGTCCTGCCGCCGACGCGAAGTAAGACAACGAAGCGGCCTTTCGGCTCTTTGAGGGCGACGCGCCAGCAGCAGGATTCAGGTTTCGGTTCATTTGCGCTTCATTTGCGGACTGTCTTAAGGTCCGGCCCCATCTCTGGGACACCGCCACACTACACCGTTAAAGCTGGTTGTAAAGATTCCTTCATCACCCGCTTCTTGGCGGCGGCCCCTGCGTCAATGGCACCGTCCTTGGTGCGCTCCATTCCAGCATCCAGTTGGGAGGTGTCCCGCATCACCCTCCAGCGCCAGCCGGTTGTGGCCCTGGTCACGAGGACTTTGCAGGAGAGGAGCTTTTGGCGGGGGACGTTGGTGATGGCTTTACGCCAGACGTTCAGGCGGTTCTTCATAGGTTTTCTTTTGAGAACAGTTCGTTGGGTGGTGGTGGATTACGATCCAGCAAGTCATCTCCATCGTTGAACCGCCGCTCGTAAATGCTTACCAATGTCCAACCCTTCCAAGAACCGCGCACCCTTTTTGCTCCAAATGTCATCAGCGACCTAAGCCCTTGGGCAGCATTGCAAACTATTCCATCATTCTCCCACGCAACATCTTGAGGAGCAAACAGAGCCTCGTTATCCCTTACGAACTGTGTGACGTTCCTGAACTCATATTGCTTCCCGCTGGGTGAGCGAAAAATGCCGCGCCTGCCTTTGTAATGATTCACACCTCGCTTGACCCGCCCTGCTGTTTCTCGGACTCCTTTATGCGTCCTAGAGCACCAAGAGGCTATGATCGCACGGTTGTCTTGCTGCCACTTCGATCTCGCCTCAACCACCTTCCGTGATGGTTTTCTGCCGATCATAAACTGCTTCCTTTTCTCTGCCATAGCTGCTGCGTTCGCTGGGTCTTCCAGAAATTTTAACGCAATTCTAATCGCAACCTTCTTGGCGCATAGGCGTGAGCAAAACTTGCGACGCTTACGGATGATGCCCGTAAATTGCACTCCACACAACTTACACTCAACTGTTTCGGTTGGTTGCATTTACAGTCCTGCCTTTCCAATAAACTCACTCGGTTCACACTGCTCGACCTTCCCCGTGTAGAAGTTCGCTCGCTCGCCGCAGTAGGAGATGTCGAGGAACACCTTGGCGCGGGTGAAGGCCACGTATGATAAACGAGTCTCTTCGTCGAGTTCCCTCTTCGCCGGAATCACCTGCTGCTCGAATGCGGGAAGGAAAACGGCCAAAGCCTCGCGGCCCTTGTAGCTATGGATTGTGCCAACGTGAACCCCCTCCCCCACCTCCTTGTCAGGCTCATCCTTGAGCATGGCCATCGCCAGGTCCGACCAGTCGGAGCCTTCCGGTAAGGCATCCCTCAAAGCCTCGGCCTTGACGATAGCCTCCTCGGGGACTCTGGCTAGAGCCATCAGCTTGAAGGGGTTTCCGAGGTCAGCGAACAATTCAGGGCACGCCTCGTAGATGGACCCCATCTGCTGCGCCGCCTTGGATTTGGCTTTAGCGGCGTCGGAGCCGGAGAAGGCTGCCGAGATGTAGCCGATGGCCAATCGGTCGTTGGCGGGACTGCCGCAGAGCGCCACGATGGCTTGTGCTTGGGGCCAGCCTTTCGGTTTGCCTCCTGACTTGTGCGCTTTAACCGGAATCCCGGCAGCGCGGAGGCCATTGCGAAAGAAATCCACGAGCAGGTTCGTGCGGAGCAGCACGGCGGAGTCGCTGAAGGAGCAGGCTCCATTGGTGTTCCGGTTGGAAAGCATCGAGGCGATGCAAGCGAGTTCTTCCTGAGCAGTCTTGTGAGCAGCTACCACGACTGGTCCTTTCGAGCCGATGACGGAGATGTTCTTGCCGACACTTGCAGGGAGGTGGCTGGTGAGGCTGTTCGCGGCGGTGCAAACTTCGGACGAACACCGATAGCAGTCTTGCAGGGTGTAAGGCAGCTTCTCTTGGCACATCTTCTCAAAACCATCCGAGGAGCCTCTGAAGGAATAGATCCGCTGGTTCGGGTCGCCCACGAAGAACGTATTCTCGACCGCCATCGCATCGTAAATCTCGAAGTCAATGGCTGCTGAGTCCTGGCTTTCGTCCACTAAAAGATGCTCAAACCTAAAAGGGAACCCTTCGGAATACACCAGCTCCAGTCCTAACCGGAGCACGCTGTCGAAGCACACAAGGTTCTCATCCACGAGCTTCTGCTGATAGTGGACCGCTGCCACCTCCAGCTTGGAGAGCGCGGACTTCTTGCGGATGGTCCTTGAAGCGCACTTCCGCAGTTCTTCCAGCGAACCTTTCCAACGCGATTCCTCGGCAGCTTCTTCCATCAGCTTCTCCGCTGCTTCTTCACTCAAGACGCTGGGTTGAGCGGAGTATCCGACGTGGTGGGGCACGAGGCGGAGAGCCTTCAGGAGCATTCCGTGGAGCGTGCCACAGAAACCTAGCTGCACGCCTTCCAGCCGCTTGAGAATCTCCGTCGCACCAGCCACGGTGAACGTCACCATGCAGATTCGCTGCGCGGGGACTCCCTGCGAGATGAGCCACTTGATGCGCTCCACGATGACGCGGGATTTTCCAGAGCCCGCTACCGAGGCGACGACGACGTGCTTCTCGGTGGCGTGGACTGCGGCGTGTTGTTCATGGGAAAGATTCATAGGTCGTTCTTTCTAATGTGCCACTCCTTGTTGAACACCATCCTGATTCCGTTCTGGGCGAGCAGGTTGCACGCTTCTTCAATAGTCATCTTCCTGAGCCGCTCCAGATTCACGCATCCACCGGCTTGCTCCATCGCCTCTTCCAGCTTCAGCCAGAAGTCGCCACGGCACGCTTGGGCGTCGAGTCCGTTAGGTCCACCTTCTTGGATTTCAGTGCTCACTTGTTCGCCTCCTGCCATGCGGTTAGCGCGGCTCTCATGTATATGTCTTCGATCTGCTCCAGTTCACTTTCAATCACGATCGCCATCCCCTCCGCCGCCACGACCTTGTGACGGAGCGAGGCGAGTTCAGCGTGATACCGCTCCACTTCCGCCAGCAACTTGCGCCCGGAGTTGGTGGCGAGGGCGTGCTCAACATCTCGCGCTAATCCGTGGTCAGAGCAGTCCTCGAAGTAGCCAAGCACCTCCCGCAACACCGCCGCATTTGCCTCCGACTCACGGAGCTTGCGTTCGAGTTGAAGCGAGCATTTAAGAAGTGGTTCGCAGCCTGCACCACTTTCTGAGGCATACCATGCCGCATCCGTTCTAGGTGTATCACTCATAGCTCCACCACCTCCACGCCTTCCATTCCGGCATACTCCTTGGAGCGCACCCCGCAGGCAATGCACTGGCTGATCTGTTTGGCGTCAATCGCCGCACGGATGGCCTCGAAGAGCGGCTTCAGGCGCTTCTCCTCCACATTGTCCAGGTCGTCCATCAGGAGGATTTTCAAGGGCGAACCACTTGCGGCAGCCAGAGCTACAGACACCGCCGCAAAAGCGATCTGCTGGTCGCTTCGATTGAAGGACCGCGTGCCGATGAACTTCCGACCAGACCACCGGCCAATCGCTCCATCGTGATACTCCAGCTTGGATGGCAGGATGGACCCAGCGATGAGGTTGGCTTGGCGGAGAATCGGCTTCATGGATTCTTTCACGGCCTCCACCTGCATATCGTCCACCATCTTCTTCACCTCGCGCCAGACGACGTATTCCTTGGCGACCCGTTCGGCAGACTCGGCAGCTTTGAGCTTGGCGGCGACCTCCCCCTTTGCGGCGTTCGCCTGCCGGACCTCTAGGGTAAGCGGCTGGAGCTTCGTTTGAAGATTTGCAATCTCAGCTTCCAACCGCTGAACCTCTTCAGCCAGTGTTCGGCCAGCTTCGATGGTGATGTCTTTCAGGGAGTCGAACTCGCCACGGAGGCGCATGAGAAGCTCCTGCTCGGTGGTGAGCTGCGTTTGCCGTTCGCGGAGCCCCCTTAACTGGAACCGCCTGGCGTCCACCCCAGCGTCTTTCATCTTGGAATTCTCTAAGGCAGCAGCCTCCTTGGCAATCTGCGCATCAATCGCTTCGGGTGAAAGCTCCTGAAGGCGGACCTTCAACTGCTCGATGTCCTCGGATGAAGCCTCGGAGATGGCGCGAAGAGCGTGCCCTTGCTCGGCTTTCAGCAACCTCAGAGAGTTCTCTGCCTGCTCGCAATGACTGGAGACATCTGCTGCCAGACGATCCGAAGCGATGCTCGCGGCCAGCTCGTTGTTAGCAGTAGTGATGGCGGAGTGCAGTTCGTCCTGCCGCTTCTTCTCCTTGGCGTTGTCCTTCTTCGCTTTCTCGAACTGCTTCTGGAGTCCACCGCGAACCCGGTCCTGCCAGCCATCTTCACTAGCCTCACAGAAAGGGCAGCACTTCTTGGAGGAAAGCTCCCCCATCTTACCGCCCAGATACGCCATCGTCTTCTCGTGATTGGTAATGTTGGCGAAGCACTCCGACAACTCCACCTTGGCATCAGTCAGCCGAGCATGAATCTTCACCGACTCACTTTGACCAATCTTTTCCAGCTCTGCCTTGGCCGTCTTCAGGAACTTTTCGATGGCGGAAATCTCCTTTGATTGAACACTGTCAGGGGCTACTAGAGCCTTCGCTTCAGCCAAGCTCGCAGCCTGCTTTTCTGCGGTGGCAATACTCTGCTTCAAGCGTGCAATCTCAGCATGAGCATCCCGGCTGGCACCTTGTAACGCGGCAATCCTTTCTCGCAGCGTGGAGGTTTCGCTGGCGTAACCTGCAATCTCATTCTCCAAAGCCACGATGGCTTCAGCGTTCTCCACCCACAACTGCTTCTGGGTGGCACTTCCAGCGATGTGATGCTCAAGGTCAGTCTTACGGGCATACTTGGCGCGGGCGTCAGCCAGCTTCATGCTCGCGGCCTGATGCTTGGCGGACAGCTTGATCAGTTCCCGATTCA